TGTGTTTTCTGAAACGCTAGTGTTCTGATTTACGTTCGTATTTGTAGAGGTCGAGTTGTTATTAACAGTTTGATTTACTGTAGAGTTTTGCGTCACATTTGACGTATTCGTATTTACATTGGTATTACTGTTAGTCGAGGTATTTACGTTTGTATTCGTATTCGTGTTGGTATTAGTAGCCGTCGATGTAGAGGTCGAAGTATTGGTGTTAGTGTTTGTGTTAGTGTTGGTATTTGTGGTCGTAGTTGTATTCGTAGTGTCTAAGGTGTTAGCCTCACAATATTGCGTGCCAGCATCACAATCACCAGTTTGATCTGCAAACAAAGAAACAGGTAGTAAAAGAACAGCTAAAGCTATTATGTATATGTGTTCCTTTAGCCTCACTTATCTTCACCTTTAAAACTCTTAGATGAATTAGATGTGCCAGCATACAGTCCAAACCAAGCAGCTCCAGCACCTACTACAATCGATATTAGACCTGATTGTTCAAACGACGGTTGTGGTAGTTCCATAAACCAGATGGTGCATTTATACAATAAAATTATGTAAACAGTTAAAAATGCTCTAGGAAATATTCTCCAAGAGTCAACCGCTCTAGCTAAGTGAATCCATCGTTGGTGCGGATTTACATTTTGGTCAGACTCTAAATCTCTAATTTTATCTTTTAAATCAGATATCTCTCTAATCATGTCCATGAACTTATTAAGGTCCATTTCGACCTCGTTTCTGTCCATGTCTCCACTGAATCTGTTTTGATCGTTCATATAAATTCTGCTAAGACTACAGCGCCCACAATAAACGGATAAACCGCCCAAAGCATAGTTTCTAGTCTGTCAAACCGTTTTGATCCGTCTTCTAGTCTTTTTTCAATGTTTTCGTAGCGTATAGTACATTCGCGCTCATGCGCTTCGATTCTTGCTATAGCTTCTTTAACATTGGACATTATCGATTAGCTTTTTTTACTCTTACTTCTTCGTAAGCCTCATTTACATCTGGAGTAGATTTGTCGTCTGCTACATACTTACCCTCGTCATCTCTAGCTCTAACTCTTTTTCTTTCTGTACCAGTCCAAAAATCTACGACTTTTTTCCAAAAACTCATTTACTTCTCCTTGGCTCTGCCGACATTGATAGCACACCAATCAATCAGTTTATAAATCTTACCTATAATCTGATCATCTTTTGGTGTTGGTGTTAATGCACATATCAAAGATGCTCCTGATATTACCCAAGGTGCTAGTTGTATTATTGTTAAAATTGTATCTAACATATCATTCTCCTATATTAACTCTCTAGTGCTGCGACTCTAGCAGTCAGTGCGTCAATTTTATCGTCTGCCTCTTGTAAAGCCTTTACTAGAATTGGTACAAACTTTTCGTATTGCAAAGCGTATTGTTTGCCGTCGCCCGATAGATTACTAACTAAATTGGTTTTGTTAGATATTTTATGATTTATTGACTCTTCTAAAGCAACAACATCTTGTGCTTTAAAACCTAAGTCAAGCCAATCTTCTTTATGTGTTCCATCGTGAGTAACACTATTCAAATCTGTGTCGGGGTTTGAGTCCCAATCTACATACTTATGTCTTTTGTCCCAGTAGAAAGTATAAGGTGTCAAACCATTCACAAAATCCAAACCAGCGTTCAATGCTTGAAAGTCCGTTTTATCTCTTTCATCAGAAGCTACAGTTATTGATACTTGTGCGTTTATTTTAGAGTGATCGCCATTACCTAAAGTAACCTCATTATTACCAGATGTTATTGCACCTCCAGGCGAACCTGAATTACCAGCACTAACGCCCAATAACATGTTATTACCGCCCGAGGTCACTGACCGACCAGCTTGTTTACCTACTCCAACGTTGTTATTACCTCCATTTTGGTTTTCTAAGGCTTCAACACCTATGGAAGTGTTGCCTGTTCCGTTTGTATTATCAAGTCCAGCAGCCCTACCTACCCCAACATTGTCAGTGCCAGTTGTTAATTTGCCAAGAGCTTCATATCCGACTGCCGTGTTGTTACTGCCCTCGGTTAGTGCGTCCATAGCCTCTGCTCCGACTCCAGTGTTTTGATCGCCCGAAGTTAAGACATTAAAAACGTCGTTACCTAGTCCAGTGTTGTTACTTGCTGTACTTAAAGTCCCTGTGCCAGCGTCATTACTTATGAGTAGGCTGTTTGAAAAATTAGTTACATTAAATTTAATACCAACGCCGTTTATGGTAGAAGAACTTGTGATTGCTCCATCGACTTGTAATGTAGAAGCCATATCGACGGCACCGTCTATATCTACTACATCTAAATTTGCTGTTCCATTTACATCAATAGAACCTTCTAAGTCTATATCACCGTTAACTACGAGATCGTCTGTAACTGTTAAATCATCTTGTACTTTAAGATCTACTACATTCAAACTAGCAAAAGCGTCAACTACGGCTGCTCCAGATCCAGCACCGTCTAAGTAAACTACTTTGGTATCACCTGGAGGTATGGTTATATTCGCTCCAGAACCTTGTGAAATAATTATATTTTGTGAACCACTTGTACCATTTTCAATAAACTGCAATCTTTTTACAGTGTTAGGAGAAATAGTAATCGTACATGCTGAATCTAAAGTTCCTGTATATTTAAGATACATTGCTCTACCAGGATCAGTAGAGCCGTCAGCAATTATAGTGTCGTGTGTATCAGCATTAGTTGTTATGGCTTCTGTTCCAAAGCCTAAAGCTTCACCGATTAATTCTAAATTAGTATTTGTAGAAGTTCCCCAAGTTCCAGATTCATCACCTGTAGCTATTTCTTTAAGTCTTAAATTATTTATATAAGTAGCCATTTATTTCTCCGTATAATTTATTATATTACCTTTCTTTTTAACTGTTAAGCAACATCTACCCAGTTAGGTGTTTGACTGTCATCTATGTCGCTATAATTAGGTGTTTGATCCTCATCTATAAGACTCCAAACAAAAGGATTACCAACTTCTCCGTCAGCCGATAATCCAACTACAGTGACATTTGCTTTGGCTAGAATAGATATAGATCCAAGATTACCTGTGCCAGAAACACCATTAATATCAAATCTTGCGTTGTGGTGTATAGTTACAGAACCGACAGAGGCGGTGGCACTCTGTCCCGTTACCGATACATTAGCCTCTCCATCTACATCGACTGATACTGAACCTAGAGTTGCTACAGCGCTAGGAGCTGTAGCTACCGCTTCGCCATTTACACCAACACCCGATAAAGCGCTAGTTGCTGATTGACCTGTCAGCGTTACGTTGGCTTCAGCGTCTGTGGTTAATGTGCCTAAAGCAGAAGTGCTTGCCTGCCCTGAAAGTGTGAGATTAGCTTTACCTATAAAAGATAAAGAGCCTAAACCACCTGTAGCAGCAACGCCTGTAGGTATAACATTTGCTTCAGCATCTACACTTACAGAACCTAAAGCAGAAGTTGCAGCTACACCAGATATGGTGAAACTTATAGGTACAGCAGCTGGTTGACCCCAAGGACCTTCGCCCCAGCCAGCACGACCCCATCCAGTCGACATAACTTAAACTACGCTATTCTAATAATAGCCGTACTTGCTGCTGCCGCAGGCATTACCACTGTAAAATCACCAGCGGTAGAAGTTTTGTCTCCACCAAAATCTATTGTAGCAACAGATTTATTACTATCAGATGAGTTGTAAATCATACAACCTCTTGCAGTTATGGTGGCTGTTCCAAACGTCAAATCAGCAAAATCTGTAAAACCAGTTGTACCGCTTGATGTAGGATCAACTCTTGTGAGGTTTGCCCCACCCGAAGTGTAATTAGTTCCTGATGCTTGCCCAGTTGTAGTAAACGCAGTTGTAGTAGCCCCTAACGTAGCTGAACTTGTATACAGCGCTAGTTTGAAAGTATCTCCACCTGAGTTTTTAAAGTTATGGACAGCCTCTAGCAGCTCCTTTTTGAAGCTGGTTGTTAATGTTGATGTGATAGCCATATTTATATCCTTTTTACAATTTTAGCTACATCTTCTTCGCCAGCTTTTAATAACTCTTGAATCAGTGTAGCTTTGTAGGATTTTATAGCATTTTTTATATAAATTAAACAAACCTGTCTTATTGCATCTTTATAAGCTCTAGCTTGTTCTTGAATATGTGGTTCATTATCTTCTGAAACACTGACTATTTTTTCAGTAATACGATCAGCCCAAAACTCTGGTGGATGCCCACCAAAGCTAGAAGTTTTTGCCTCTATAATACCCAAAGAGGGCAAAGCGCCAGGTGTTACATCGTCTACCATACTTTAGGATCTCCAGCTTTTGATTTTTTAAGATGGGTGTCGTATCTATCCATAAGCATTGGTTCAGGTTCTTCTGCCTCTTTACCCTCAACTTGGCTCTTATTAAATACTCGTAATTTGTTGTCTTGATCGTGTACGATTATTTTAGGGTCATCTAAACGATGATAACCGTATAATTTATCCTGGACTGGTATAGATGTATCTAACAATGTGGATGAATTTGCAACTTCTACCTGCATACCAGCACTTTGGCATTTAGATAACCAATACTCTACACATCCTCTACCTGATTCAGCAAAGTAAAGATTACCTGTATAAGTAAAATCAACACCAAACATTTTTAAACAGCCAACTTTATTCCATAAAGCAAACGCTATTGCATAAGCTACAGTGTTGTTTAGATAGTAGCAGTTTAAATCTCTAACGACTTCTTCTATAGGGAAAAGAACTAAGCCTTTTGCTCTTTCGTCTAGCTCACAAGTATATATTGGACCATCATGCGTTTTTAATAATTTTTTCATTGATTCTGTTTGACCGCCTGCATCATCGCTGTCAAAAAAACGACTAGCTGGGTCTAACATAAATATACGATCGTGAAATATGACGTCTGCAACGGCATTTATTGCCCAAACTTCGTCAAAATGTACTCCGTGTGATTTAGCAAGATTGTAGTCAAACCAACTACGTCCCATACCTACGATGGCTACAGTCTTGCCCTCAAGTTTCTTGATAGGCTTCATACTTTCTCCTTTTAACTTACATTAGAGCGAAATGAGTCATAACGATATTCATCACGTCTTCCTCTGGCTTCTGCTCTATTTTTTAATCTAGCAATTTCTTGTTGGAATCGATTTTCGTAAGTTGCGAGTAAATCTGGTTCACCCTTCATAAAAGTATAGCCCTCGACTAACGAGCCATAAAGCAAGGCGTCTCTGGCATTATTTGAAAGCCAGGTACCACTTGTATTTGTCACCAAACTGTTAGGTCTGTATAAATAATGCAGCTCAACTGTGTAATCTGCATCTGGTAATGGCGCGACCACGATTGTAGAACCAGAACTTCCTGAAGTGCTGTATTCCTTATCAAAGTCAGCGTAGTATTTAGGCAGTCCTCTCAGACTGGTATCAGTTAAATCAGGGGTAAACTCCTGCATAAAACTGGGGTGTTTCTTATCCAGAAAATGATAATCACTTGAACTATCAATAACTGCTAACGAAAAACTCAGAATAAAATCTGTTGGACAGGTAAGAAAACGGCTACCCGTTGTCAAACTGCCTGTCACATTTTTCCTAAAGAAATCTTCTTGTACTAAATTAAATATACGATCTTCAGCGTTCTTTATAAAGTCTGGTATCGTCGTAGTAAACGTACTCTCATTGTTATCAAGAAAACTTTGTATCAAAGTAGTTAATTCAGTATAAGTCATGTTGTGATTGTAACTGTTCCTAAAGTTGCTGTCATTTTAGGAGTTGTAAAATTAGAACCTAGTGTAGAAGGATTCATGGAAAAAGAGTTAAGACTTGTAGAGGTAAAATTACTAGGATCGGATACAACTACAAATCCCTCACCAACTTCTACATCATTATTTGGTCTTGGTTTGTATAAGGCTTCAGGGTCAGAAACAACAGGTCTAGGATCTATTTGTGGTGCTTTCGGCTCAAAACAGTCAGGACACACTTTAAGATTATTCCATTCCTCCCGCAACTCATGTAATTTATATTCAAAACCACACCTATCGCATAGTGCTTTTGCAAATTTGCCTGAAGCGTAAGCCACTAATAACTACTCCTCATAGACGGTTTGATGCGAAATGATGCTCTATCTTCGTCTTGATCAGCTGCCCTTCTAAACTCTTCCTCATAGGCGGCTTTTAATACTGCGGTGCGTTCTGGCGCTCTTTTTTGTGATATGTAATAAGCCAAACCTGCTGCAAAACAAGGATAAAAACGAAAGGGAATATCCATAGTATTTATTGCGGTATCAGCATCATCCATGCGTACTATTTTATTGAATACTAAAACATCTGTAGAGTTTTCAGGACTAGGCCATACTTTTATAACAGGTGTAGTTAATTTATCAAAAAAGAATTGTGATGGTCTGCTTTTTGTATCTTTTGTAGGTATATTTAAATACTCAGAACGACTAATTCTGTTCATGCTAGTATCTGTGGTTTGACTGTTGATGGTTCTTCGCAAAGACATATCTAATATGTCTATTACATTTGTGTCCAAACTATAATTAGAAGTTCCTTCAGTTAAAGCTTGGGTTGTTTGTTCAATAGTCCATTGATTTAGACCTCTGTTAGCCCATTCAGCCAACATTAAGTTAATAGATCTTTTTGCTGTTTTGAGATCATATCCAGTTCTAAGCTCAATACCACATCGTTCAAAAGCCTCTTCTACAAACTCTGTTACGTTTGGCTCAAAATTAGTGCTACCTGAAAGTGCCATTATTCTTCTTCCTCTGCATATAAATTATCGAAAATTCTGTTTACGTCTAGAGTATAGTCTAAATCAGACTTTGAATAATGTATATGTGCAGATGGTTTAAAATCAGGTGCGCCGTTACCAGCCTCAAACCAAGCTGGGTGTGTAACTCTAACTCTGTTATTTGGAAGTGCAACGATGTTTCCTGTCCAGTCACCCGCGTCTAGTAGTTCTAAAACATGGCTTTGTTTGTGTTGTGCAGGATCATCTGCTATTTCGCTTTCCGTATAATCAACTGTAAACATATATTTTGCAGGGTAAAAGGCACCATCTATTTTTGCAAGCCAGGGACAGGGTGTTGCTCTATCGATAACATAAACCGCGTGGTGATGTGATGAACAATCCCAAGGCTGTGCATCGTGAACAGCCATAGGCTCTGGCCATTCTTCAAAAGGCGTATCGCCTACAAGTGCTGTAATCGGCATCCTAGCCCACATAGCACCCCCATGCACATTATCTTCTTCTTCACCTTCAGCTTCAATGCCTGTAAAAATTACTTGAAAGCTTAAACATCGACAGGGCATGGTAGTTACAGCTACAGCCATAGCATGTAAAAACTCACCGTGATATTTTTCGTGATTATGAGTGTATTCTTTTCTAACCCAACATTTAAAGTGAGGTATGTTGCTTTGTAGGTAGGCCACTATTTACGTGATCCAACTCTACCGCCTCTCTTATAGCCTTTTGATTTCATCGCTTTGCCACCCTTTCTATAACCTTTTGATTTCATAGGTCCGCCTCTTTTCATTCCTTTGGATTTCATAGGCCCACCTCTTTTCATACCTTTAGACTTCATTGGACCGCCTCTTTTCATCCCCTTAGATTTCATCGGACCGCCCTTCTTCATGCCTTTAGACTTCATAGGTCCACCTCTTTTCATCCCTTTGGACTTCATTGGACCTCCTTTTTTCATACCTTTGGACTTTACCATTCCTCCAGCTGCATATCCTTTTGTTCTTTTATACATACAAAACCTCTATTTCTTTTTTGTTGTTTTCTTTTTAGCAGCTGTTTTTTTAGCTGGTGCTTTCTTTTTAGATGCAGCCTTTTTCTTAGGCATGTTTAAATAAATTCTTGTTTCTTCCACAGGCTCATCTGGCCTTACTTTCGCATTTTGCCTTGCTTTTAACTTAGCTTGCATTTCTTTATCTGCTTTTGTTGCCATAATTCTCTCCTAAGAAATAGTCGTCACCTTACGACGATTACTCATAACTTTACCACACCCTCTAGCTATGAATCCATTTTTTTTAGTTTTGTTATTTTTTCTATTTACAACGTCGCCAGTTGCCATTGAAACCCTTGCCTTCTTAGTATTTGCCACAACAGTCTTACCTTTGGCTCCAGCAGCTTTCTTTTTTCTCGCTGTTTTTGCACGCTCTGCTTTGGACAAACTTTGAGCTTTAGCTTTAGGCAAACACCTATCGGGATTCTTTTTATTTTTGCTTGTTCCACACGGTCCTTTGATAGAGCCGTCTGTACCGATCCTAACCCAGTTTTGTTCTCTCCACTGTTTTAATTGACCCATTATCTTAATCTATCGGACATAACTCTGCCCTGACCTCTCACGTTGAACACTAATCCACCGCCTGCTTTTTTCACTCTTTTTTTCTTTTTAGAGCCTTTTGCATAGTTTGGATCTTTGCAATACTTTGAGGCAGCCATATTTGCATAAGCAGAAGGATATGTATCAAAAGTGCGTTTTGCCCAAGCTTTTCCTTCTGGACAGATTTTACCACCGCTTTTTGCTTTCTTTGCCATTATTTTATTCTACCATGTTTTTTTCTGATCGCATCTTTCCCGCGTCTGAAAATTTCTGCCTGTTTTGGTTTTCCCCCGTATTTAGATCTTTGTTCGCCCACTGTCAAAATTTGTATCTTTCTAGCAAAAGGCTTACGTACCTTTGTAACTTTTGCAACCGTATCTCTAGCGTCTTGTATAGTCGCATATTTTATTGAAACAGTATCTTTAGGATTTTCATCCGTATATAGCCTTCTATCGCTACCTTTTGGTTTTTTTCCTGTTCCTACTTTTGGGTCCTTTCTTTTTGGCATTTGTAACTAATTTTTTCAAAGTATTTGATTGTTTTTTGTGCATCCTAGATGCTTTATTCAACTCTTTTGAAACCTTTTTTATTTTTTTTAGCATCTCCACTGTCTCCTTGACCAATAGTTAGCTTTAGTCCTATCGTCTCCAAGATTTTTACTCCTAGCACAATAGGCCTTACGTTTTTTTGGATTGTTAGGGTGTGCGCCTAACTTGGGATCACCAAACGTAACGCGTTTAATTTTGCCTGTAGCTGGCACTCGCACAAAGACCTCTCTTGTTTTTTTGCCAAAACCAGGAGAACCTTTGGGAATTCTCCTGGGTTTGTTGAGTGTTACCTTCTTGCCTTTATATTCAGCCATTAATAATTTTTATTTAAAATAAGAATTATTGAATAAGCATCTCCACTAGAATGACCTACAGTAGTAAAGTCAATATCACCAGTTACTCCTGATCCAGCGTTATTGGGTATACCGCTAAATCTATCATCATAGTATTCATCGCCTGTACTGTCAGCAGGTAAAGGTATTGCCAAAACATTGGTTGACGCGTCAAATTCTATATCAACGCCCATACCTCTAGTTGCCCAATAAATTCTAGCTATAGATACACTTGTGCAGGCTGAACCTGCATTGTTAGCAGACAAAGCAGATACATCTACTTTTTTTACGGATGATTCACCTGTGCCATCAGATTCATTAGTGAATTTTAAAATAGCAACTCTTTCACCATCCTGTATAGTTTGGGAAGTTACTGTATCAGCCATTATTAGCCTCCCTTATCTTTCAACTGCTGCTACTACGTAGTCAATTGTCATAGTTTGTGCTGAAGCTTCACCATTTTGTATACCAAATGAAACTGTTAGTTCTTCATCATCAGGTAAATTAGTGTTAACCACTCCTACTGGTGCAGCATTATCTACTGAATAAAATACTTTTGAAGCATCTGGATCAATAAACCAAGTAGTCGTAATGAAAGTATCATCTGCCATTGTTGCTACATCTTCTGTAGTAGTTGCAGTATTGTCTTTCTCAACTAAGAAATCTAATCCTGCGTCACCGTCTGCAGAAATGAAGAAAACACCATCAGTGGTATCAAGAGGTGTTGTGTCTGTTATACCAAGACCCATAACAAAATCAGATTGGTCTACATCATTAACTTTGAATCTAGCAGAAAAGTATGCTTTCTTACTTGTGCTTAATTTAAACCCTTCACCTTTCAGTTGTAAAAAGTCTAAATCGTTATCACCTGCAGCGTTGGTAAGCAATAAAGCTCCACCTGCTGAAGATGTAACAGCTTCAGATGCACTACCAGTTCCAGCCTCAGTAGTTGTTATAGTCCAATCACCAGAATTATATGTAAAGAAATCATTGTGATACATATAAAATGTTTGGTCTGATGGATATGGTGCGAACATGGGTTGGTTCTTCTTATGCTCAGTCGCAACAGTATTACCTGCCCATAATATTAAGTTTTGAAAATGTGGATTAGCCATTATGAACTCCTTATATTTGTATTAATGGAAACTGCACGCAGCCCTCATTAAGCTAATTAAACACTTTTCTATGATATATCCATTTTTTCTATAAATAAAGAAAAAAAGGGATGCCGAAGCATCCCCTTTCCTAGTAGTCGGGTGACGATGACTACTATACGCCGTTAAGCTCCCTGTGAACCGAATACAGCTCTAAAGTTAGAGAATCCAAAAGAATATCTCTCTCTAGCTTTGTATCTCATGTTTCCAGTATCGAAATCACCTTCTAACGCTGTAGAAAGTGGAGATCTTTCAAAGTGCTTGAACCCATCAGGACAATCAGTTTTGATGAAGAAAGCATCCGTATCAGTTAAGTAATGATTTACTACATAACCATCAGGAAGCATACCCATGTTTCTGATTGCATTGATGTCGTTGTCAGAAGTTGACACTCTACCAGGAGTGTTTAACAACCTGTCAGCAACGAATTGAAGTTGAGGTGGAACGATTAGTTTCATTCCTCTCAAAGCAATAGTCAAACCTCTATCATCAGTAAATGTTGATATTGAAATCAAAGCATCTTCTAACGAAGTTTCATTAAGGTCAGCCATAGTTGTAGCTCTGTTAGCAAGAGTACCACCACCACTCAAGGGGTGATCCGTTGCTATAAGAGATTTACCATCGCCTCCTGCTGTAGAGAACGCATTGTTCAATACGGCAGCAGCCTTAATTTGTTTGGTATTTGCCATTGATCTTGCCAACGCTTTGGTGTATCTAGCTCCCAAGCGGTCGTAAAGATTATCTTCAACAGCTTCTTCTGTTAATGCGAAGGCCAAAGCAACAGTTTCGTGAGTGTAACGCGAAGTATAACCTTCAGTAGCGTTATCAAATCTAACGCCTGTGCCTTCAGCTTTTACTTCAGCATTACCGAAACCTGAAATAAGAACTTCTTCTTCAAACGCTCTGTCAGAAGTTTCAGTATCGAATATTTCAGCGTGTTCAGCTTCATACCTGGAGTATTCCAACCCAAAAAGGGCGTTCAATCCAGGCTCTAGTTCTTTCGCTAATTGCGCTCTATTTATTGCCATTATTAAACTCCCGTTACTGTGGTATAGAAATGCTCATTAATATATACGATTGCATTTACGTTAGCAGAACCAGTAGTGCTATTAGATGGATCAGTAGAGAATCCTACGATTCTAAACTGAGCAGTAGTAGCTGCTGTGGTAGAAGAAATTTCTGCCGCAGACATACCAGTTTTTGTAGACCCAGATGTGTAAGCTAACTCTACGTTATTACCTACAGCTGTCTGAGCTAACGATCCTGTGCATTGCACTTCAAAAAGTGTATCAGGATCATCTTCAACAAATGCAACAATATCCGAAGATGTAGTTTGTGTTGGATAGTGCGACGAGAAAATTACTTCTCCAGAACTATTCGTGAACTTACAACCTCTGAATATTCCCAATAAAGTTGTTGCAGCACCAGCTACTAATATAGTACCAGTGTTCAACATCTTGACTGGGTCGCCCGAAAAGATATTTCCAGTTGCGCCAGAAGCAATAGAATACTCAGTAACACCGCCGTTTGCGACGCCGCCACCTTTTTTCCCTACTGAACGAAACCCGAAAGGTGCATCTTTATTTGCCATAATAAGTTTTCCTTATTCAGTCAGTTAATTAATTAAAGTGATAATCAATCACGATTACCACCACCAAAAGTTACGCTTGTTTTTCTCTCTGGTTTTAAAATCGGAGAGCTAGGATCAGATTCCCTCATCAAATCATTGTCAACTGCATCTTGTTGCAATTGTGCGCGACCTGCAAAGTAGGCGTTTCTTTCATCTCGCGTTTCTGTAGGGATCTTAGCCAAGAGCAAACCACCCACTGAGACAACTCCTGAGTGCTTTCCATCGTCAAGCGTGGGAATCTCGAAACCATTTAACTCTTCAGCTCTAACAAGGTCAAAACCTTCTCTTAGCCTAGCAGTTATATTTTTTCTGTCTTCCTGTCCAACGATTTCAGCTCTTATCCACCTGTATTCATATCCTTCAGGTGGCTCTGGAGTATCTAGCATCTGGGGGCGACGCCAAGGTTTGCGAGCAGTATCTTTTGCTCGAGTTTCAGCAGAACGTGATGTTCTGTTATCAGTAGATGCCTGGGCATCAATTGATTCGTTTAATTCTGTTTCTTTTGTCATTTGTCTACCTTTTTACATGTTTAGCATATTCTTGTAACGGTACATTCAAACGACGTGCCATTTCCACTTCGGCTTTTGTTAGCCTTACTTGTCGTTTGCGTCCAGAGCTTTCGCTTCTACCAGCAGGCGCTACAGTTTGCTGTATTTTGCCTTTTGACTCTGCCTCTCCACCTTCACTAAATTTATGTGGAAACTCAGCTCTCATACGTTTATCGATTTCAGTATAGTACGAAGAGTCGTTTGTATCAAACCCTTCTTCTTCCACCAGTCTTCTATGTATGTTAAAAGCCACTAAAGTCATAGCCTCATCTTCACCAAACCACTCGTTTTTGCTAGCCCAATCTTCAGCAGCTGGGTCAGGTTGTGGTGTCGCCGCTGGCTGTTGGTAAGGCACCTGTTGCGGCATTTCTTGGTAGTTTGACTGTGGTTCAATAGTCATTTTATTATTAGCTAACTTACTTTCTTCAACGGTTATTTTGTCAAGTATGTCTTGCGCTTTTGTAACTTTGTCCCAGTCTTGATCTTGATAAGCAGATTTTAAAACAGCGTTAGCTTGCGCTCTTTGTGCTTTTAATCTACCTTCAGCTTCACTTTGATAGTTTTCAACATACTGAGACGAATTTTGTTTCAAAGCTTCATTTTCAGCCTGTAAGTTTTTTGCGTATTCGTATGCCGATTGAGCCGCGCGTTCTTGTTCGCGCATTTTTTTTGTTAGAGTAGAAATACGTTTCTGAACATTTTTAGAATAATCTTCTAATTCGTCTTGGTCCTGATCGACTTTAGTTTCCTCTGCGGAAACATCTTCAATAGGTGCAGACTCTAGTTCTTCGGAACTTACCTCTTCTTCAAGTTCTACGACCTCGGTTGGCTCTTGCTCCTCAGTCTGTATCGCGTTGTTTTCTTGCATGATTCCCTCTCATGTTAGACACTGACTATATCGTCAGGGTCTTCTATAGTTGCAATGACTTCGTCATCGTTAATAATACGGCACTCTGCATCGTCGCCAAGTTTAAACCTAGCTCCTGCATATCTACCAATTAATACCCATTGTTTTTCTTGGCACCAAGGGGTATCGCCAAATTTGTTCTGATCGGCATAACAAAGAGGACCCATCTTCACTACGTAGGCTACCACAGTAGCTAGTGATTCTCTTTCTACAGTTTCTTTTGCTAGAACAATACCACCTTTAGATACAGCTTTGCCTTTGTATGGCAAAATTAATATCCTCCAACCTGTTGGTTGAGGCATACGTTCTAGGTAAGATTTTTCTAATAAAGTTGGATCGAGAACTCTGTCATCTGATTTGACATAAGCTTGATCTAATTCTGATTTTTCTTCTTCTGGGTTTTGCTTTTCAGCTTCAACCTCTCTCGCGATATGATCAGGTACCAGTACCTCTTTCATCGTTTTGCACACTCCTTTCCAGCAACACCCTTAATTCTTGCTCTACGTCTTCGAGGGCATTGTAACGACCACGTAGATAATTATACTCTTGGAAATCTTTGGCACCGTTCATAATTAAATCCTCCAAAGATTCTTTTTTTTCTTTAAGAATCTTTTGTAAGGCTTCAGCTAACCAAATTAAATCCATTAGTAAATACCAGAAAACTTACCGCCAAACTCTGCCTCACCCATACCTCTGGCTTTGCCTTTTCCCATACCTGGTTTTGGTGCGGTATTAGCGTCGAAGGACTCTGCCTTCTTCGTTTGCAACGTGCCTTTGTTGGAATATGACTGTTTGCCGTCCAGTACAGTTGGAGTTTTCTGTTGATTTACTTCAGTTCTTTTTATCATAATTAAAGTTCCCTTAAACCAAGATCAATTAATTTTAGTTCCTTTTGTTGATCAAGTCTATCTCTTGTCGTATCGTCTTTCATTTCTGCTATATCGCGTTGAGCTGAAATACGCTCACGATCGATTTGATCCTGTCTAGCTTGGTCTAACGCACGTTGTTCTTCACGTTGCATAAACTGTTGCTGTTCTTGATTCAATTGCTGTCCTTTTAGTGCAAGTTCTTGCTTTCTAATAGTGACTAATGGATCTTCTTCTTGTGGCGTTCCTATCTGTTGCGAGAACTGTATAACCAATTCAGACATGATTGGTGAACTAAACTGCGCCAATATACTATTAGCTTGTGCCTGTAACTGCTGTCCCTCGATAGGCGAAACTTGTTGCGCTTGCTGTTGTAGTTGTTGGAACTGTTGCATAGTTTCAGGTGGCATTTGTTGTTGAGCAATAATGTCTGCTTTCATCTGCAAATGTTGCATGATATGTGAAATGATATTAGCCTGTACCTGCGCGTTTGTTTGAACAGGTTGTAAATTTAAAAGGCTTACGTGTGCAGCTATATGCGCATCGTGGTTCTGTTCAGGAAACGCTTGCGCCACTCCACCCATAATAAGATTGGAGTTTTCCATACCCGCCTCCATAGCAGGAGGTTTGTCAGGAGGCGGTGGAAGAAGCAACTGGTCAATGTTGTCTACACCTAAAGACGCATACATTCTTCTATAGGCTTCGTAGACACCACCTGGACCATGTATTTGGGGATTAGACTGGACCAGCTGCATCATTTCTTGAGCCATAACTATTCGTTGGCTCGTCGAAAATATATCTGGATTGCTAACAGGATATATGTCTATTCGCCCATCGAAATCACTTTGCTTAACCATATTCATACCGCCTGAAACCATGTAGGGGTATTCGGGTGGTAAACTTTGTGCAAATATATCTGACAGCAATCCAAATTCTTTTCTCTGCGCGTTGTGTAATCGTTTGTGAATCGCGCTTAAAACCTTTGTAGACTTCTCCATTAAAGCCAAAGTAGTCCCTACAGGCGCTTGTGTATTGCCTTCACCAACCGCTATCTCAGCTATCGATGCAAATCGCTGTCCTGATGAAACTAATAATCCTAATAACGATAGTAATGTGCCACTTGGTTCTTTGAAAGGTAATGGTTGTATTGCATCTCGCAAAGAGCCTGCTGGCGCATCCACGTCGCGGAACTCACCAGGTTGAATGGGTTCATCTTCGTTACGTATACGGATGCCTCGAGTCTTAAAACCAGCAGGCAAGTTGGAGAGAGTACCCGCATCTATTAATTGTCGGAGGATAGATGTGGATGCTTTGGACAAGCCTCCGATCATGTGAGTTAGACCAAAACCATAAAATCCTAGACCTGGTAAAAATTTGAAATGAACAAAATACTCTATCTTGTTTTTCATCGGGTCTTCAGGTTTGAAGTTTCTACGTATGGATAAAATATTTTCAGTAGTAGAATCTATAGTAACAATATAAGGAAGTTTCACACCTGTTTCCATACCGTTTTCGTCTATATCTTCAAAGCCCTCTAAATCTAAGTTGCAATGAACTTCATACAAAACGCAAACCTCATCACTACCCGATTGACGTTCCATACCTTCAAGCTTCTCTTTCTCCGTATCTAAAGACGAATAATTTTCATTGTCTTCGCTTGGTTGTAAATCTGTTCTTCTGTAAAACCCTATAGCCTGTAATTTTTTAACATCATTCTCAGGCATCTTAATGACGTGTGTTATACGCGAGCAAGATTCTAAATCGGTGGTATAGTAAGGAACAATTAGATCTTCAGGTGCTATAAATTTAGATACGGGTCGTTGTAAGTTTTCATCGTAGTAGACTTTTTTAAACGCAGAGCCTGCTAGTGGCAGGTAAAAAAGCATTTGGTCTAAATCTTCATCGTACTCTTCCATAACGTGTACGATTTGATAATTCATAAACTCGCGTACACGTTGAGCTTGTTCTTCTATAACAGAGTTGTAAGCACCTACAACTTGAGTTTTGACAGGGCCACCAGCGGGGAGAAGCTCTTTATATGCCTGCGCTTGGAATTGGGTAACAGCCTCTCCGAGTAGAGGATGAATGACACCGCTGGCGCCCTCAAAAGGTTCAGAACGCGTTTCATCAAAACGCATACCCAAATACTTTAGACCATCTGTATAAGTTTTTTCCCAATCTTCTCTACTAGAACGATCAGATTCTATACTACTAACTAAATCTATATATATGCCACCCAGTTCACTATCACTTAAAATTTCAGCTAAGTTTTCTCCAAATTCTGAAGTCATTTGCATATCAGGCGCGGGTCCTAATAACGCAGAGCCATCTTCTTGTATCTCTACGTCTGATTCTATCAGCCCTTCTACAACCTCAATAATATCTTGCTCTAAAGTATCACCCTCTTGGGCAGTAGTCATATCTACCTCTTCGGGCATTTGGTTTGCAGGATCAGGTGTTAGTCTTTCTATCGCCATTAGTAATAAATCCTCTGTCTTACTCCCATACTATCGTCATCGTAATCAGTAGCCAAATTTAAAAAGCCACCTTCTCTAAAGCGCATGATCGCTTGCGTCATAGTATCACATAGGTCATCGTTTTTGCCAAAAGGAAATGAAGCACACTCTTCAATCATCTCTTCAGCAAACATACGTTGAGGTGCGTACACCATACCCGCTTCAAAGACAGGTGCAACCGAGTGCATACGCGAATGTTTATCATGACCTCTGGTTGGCGAGTAATTAACGACAGGTATGCCCATACGTCGTAGTTCTTGAGTTAAAGGGGTACCAGATGCTTTGGCTTCAATCAACACCATATCTGTCTCCCAGTAACTGTATTCACGATGAGCAATCTCTTTGAGTTCTGGAAAGTCCCAACGCCCACGCTGACAATCCAAAAGTATAATACAATCAGGCGAATCGTCAGTTGGTCTAAATATGCCCCACGTCGATATGGCAGAATAGTCAGCTGTTTCTTTTCTAGAAAATGCCGTATCATAACTTTGCATAATATACTGTACGTTGGGTAAGCTGTCGTATTCCCAAGGTTGCCACCACTCACGTTTAATAATCGAACCCTCTTCTGCTGTCGGGTTTTGCATCCACTGAGCATTCCATTTCATACCAGGCAAAGATGCCTTAACTTTTAATAACTCGTCTTCAGGCCAAAACTCAGGCCAAAGTGGCTTATCTGAATCTGGAAATATGGCAGGGAACTCTATAACTTCCCACTGATCAGCAAGTGGTTCCTTTTGCGCCTCCAATAACTTAGCGGTCAAATCAATCGCACTCCAACGTGTCATAACTATTACAATAGATCCGTTTGGCTGTAAACGCTGTCTAGGTCCAGAGGTGTACCATTCGTACGCGGACTCCAAGGCTGAAGGGCTAAGTGCGTCTTGCTCAGAATGAGGGTCGTCAATAATCAATAAATCCGCACCACGTCCTGTTACCGCTCCACCTACACCTGCAGCGAAATACTCGCCACCTTTATTGGTTTCCCAACGTCCCGCAGATTTGTTATCGGATTGTAGTTGCACTTCTGGAAAAATATTTTTGTAATCTTCCTGATCCATCAAGTTACGAACTTTACGACCAAATCGTACAGCTAGTTCCCCTGTATGCGTTGTTTGCATAATTTTCATCTTGGGCTGGAGTCCCATAATATAAGACGGGAAAAAAGTAGATGCGAACTCAGACTTGGTATGTCTGGGTGGCATATTAACGATCAAACGTCGGCATTTACCTTCGGCTACTTCTTGGAGTTTTTCAGCAAATATTTTATGGTGGCGCCCGCAGATAAATTCAGGCCAGATGTGTTCAACGTAGTTTATAAAACTACTTTGGCATTTGTCTTGGAGTGCGTAGTTGTCTAACTTTTCTTTTAACATCAGAGCTTCTTTCAGCTCTGTCTCGGTTAAACTCGATAGATTCATCAATCTAAACTGTCTATAGCATCGTCTAAGTCAGTTCTTTGCAGTTTTTTTCTAAGAGCGATACTTTCAACTTTTTGCGGATTATCTTTTATATATTTAATTATTTGTTTTTTTAAAGCGGGGTCAAAAGGTATAGAGCCAGGATTACGAGCAATATCTTCCATATATTCTTGAAGAGTGTTAAAACCAGTTTGTAGCTCAACAGGATTAAGTTCTTCTCCTATAACAACATTTTTTCCTTTAGCCTTGTTAATAATTGACTCATTTTCTTCGAGTATTTCTAATCGTTTTTTAGCTGTTTCATATCCAGGCAACCTGTAACCTTGATCATCTAGGTATCCAAGTTCGTAATCCAATTGATCTTTTTCTCGTTGAATTAGCCTGTTAACAGATTCTTTAGCTTTAGCAGCCTCTTCAGGATTCATTTTTTGTAAATCTTTAGCTAATTGTAAAATGGATTTACTGCCTTTGGTTAGTAAAGCTACAGCTGGATTGGCTATCACATAATCAAAAGCACTTATAGCCATTTGAACTGGATCGCCTTCTTTTACAGCCTGCTCCAAACCAAATTCAGGTAATAACATATCCCGTATATTGGAGCCAATTGC